CATCGCGCAACTCCTGAATTTTTAATTTCGCGGGTGTAAGAAAAAGGCCAAGGGGACGGTCTAGCTCACGAAAACCCCGAACTTTTGACCCTCCCCCTCCCGTATTGAGAATCGATCTCACTAGGGCGCGCAGACCGGTCAATTCGCACGATTTCTCGATGGATTGCCCCAGCCGCCGTCCTCGGACGCCGTCTTCCTGCTGTGACAGGGGTGGCATAGGGCTTGCCAGTTCGAGCTATCCCAGAACACGGCCTTGTCGCCCTTGTGAGGCACGATGTGATCAAGATCGGTAGCTGCGACCACCAAGCCTTGGCGCTCGCACTCAGCACAAAGCGGGTGCTTGGCCAGGTAAGCCTTGCGGGCCTGCTGCCACTTGTAGCTGTACCCGCGCTGGGCGCTCGTCTCACGCTGCCGCTCGCGGCGCTTGGCCTCGACGCTCTTGCCGATGTCTGCGTGGTCGTCGCAGTAGCGTGGGTTGCGGGTCAACACGTTGCAGCCCTGAGCGTTGCACGGCTGCTTCGGCCTCAATGGCATCTCATGGTGTCCTGGTCGGAAGCTTAAAGTCGGTGACCCGATCAGCAATCGACCTGATCTTCTCGACACCCAGGAAGCCAACCCAGCCACCAACGAAGGTGGCCATGCTCTGGGGCAGCCCGAAGAACTCCAGACCGCTGATGATGGTTAGAGTCAGGCCGCCACACAGCACCCCCTCCACCAGCATCTGACGACGCGAGCCACCACCATAGGTGATGCGCAGCACGGCCATGGCGAACGACAGCCCGGCCGGGTAAAGGATCGGCGCATGCTGGCTCAGCCACGCAAGCATCAATGCCCAGGTGTCTGGCTTGTCTGGCATGTTTGGCATCTCGGGTTCCTCCCTCTCGGGGAGTGAATAGATCCGGCTCCAGCAGCACTCCCAGCTCGGAGCAATGGGTGTGGTGGAGCCGAAAACGAAAAGGCCTCGATCAATGTCGAGGCCCGCGATTGGTAACTGGCTGCCAGGCCTTCTTGGCCGCCTGAGTGATCTTCACTAGGCCGTCCTGCAGGATTTCCATGTGTGACGCCTTGACGATGATGTCAGGCATAAACCCAGGGTCTACCTCAATGCCAAGCCCCAGGCCGGCAGCAACGTATTTGCCATCCGCGCCTACTTTCATATTCACAACCCAGGAGGCGAGCCGTGGCGAAGCGATGGAGCCTTCCTTGATGAAGGCCTCGTTGATATAGGTGACCCCGTCAACAACGACGAAAGGCTTACTGGATTCCTTACGAGTCTTTCCGGAGTACACCGCTTTGGGGTCAACCCCTGAAACCGTTACCCGATCCGATGCTAACTCGAACTGCCCGGTAACTGGGTCGATTTTCCAGCCGGAAACGCCCGGCACATAGTCACTGGATTGGATGCTGCCGGGCATTTGCTGCGCTCCTGAAACGAAAAAGCCCCGGCATATGCCGAGGCTCAAGGAAGTGTAGAAAGCAAAAAGCCCAACTCAGGGTCGGGCTTTGCTCGCGGAAAAACCGCAAAGTAACTGAAATCTATATACAGGGACCGGGGGTGTCAAGCAGCCTGACGACGAATATCTAAAGCACCATCAATCCAGGCGATGCCGGCCTTCCATAGCCCGCGCGTCTTCTCTTCGCCGAAGCCCATCTTCTTGCCGACCTCCATTAGCGAACTATCGCGGGTGGTGTAGTACTTCATCAGCACCTGGCCGCATTCGGGGTAGCGCTTGAGCAGGCGACCCATTAAGCCATCGATCATCAGCGCATCGTCGTCGGTGATCATCGGCGACAGGATGGTGTTCTCGCGGGAGGCGCAGCAGGACACGCCCGAACCCAGGACAACCCAACGGCCCCAATGCTCCAGCAGATCCTCGGCGGTACGCTCTTTAAAGCTCGGTGTGAAGGCCATGGCTCAATCCCCTGTGTAGTTGGTGGCACCTGGGCCACGGCGGTTGTTCTCGCTGTATTGCGCTTCAGCACCGGCAGGCTTGAAGCAGTTGTGTTGCGCGATCTGTTGCTCGGCGGCCTGGAGCCGGATGCTCAGCTGGGTCACCAGCACCTCCAGTGGCAGTGCCTCACCGGTTTCAGCGGTGACCCAGCCCGAGGCGTTGCACTGCACGCAGGCCAGTTCATGGAAGACGCCCTTGATCACCGCCTTGCCACGGCATGCCGGGCACTTAGCCAGGTCGAGTTGGGCAGCGCGGAATGCTGGGCCGTGAGACTTCTTCATTTGGCCTCCAGCGCTGCTATTCGAGCCCTTAAAATATCCGCGCGGTGCATACCGAACTCCCTTGCCCGCGCGGTCGACTGAACCCATTCGGTTTTCTCAGTCCACACCATGTAGGCAGCTTCGAATCGAGCCAACCGCTTGTTCTCAGCGATCAGATTCAGAACCACGGCAGGAGTAGCAACCTCGCAGAATTCGATCAGCGAGCCTTGGGGGGTGTACATAGCACTCGTATCACCGAGGATTTCGCGAAGCTCGCATCCGCTGGCCTTGGCGGCTTCGGCCAACTGCTGTAGGCGGGCAAGGTCGGGGATTTGCGCTTTATTTTCCATTTTTAAACCTCGCCTATGGTTTGTCGTTGATTTGGCTAGAGGCCGCGCAATTCGTGGCCTCCACCGGAATGCGGGAAACTTCGCATAATGGCTCTGCAATGGTGTGGATCGCGACAAACCCACGCCCGTCTAACCATTCATGCCACTTCTCCAGCGCCTCTCGCTTGCCTGCCTCTACCCACGTGTGGATGTATGCCTGCACGTTGTGACCCATCGCGTGGTTAAGCAGTAGCTCGCCAATGAGGAAGTCCACTCCCAGATCCACCCAGCCTGTTCTGGCAACCTTGCGCAGGTCATGGCTTGTCCACTCGCCTCCTGCCAAGCGGGTAAACACGGCACATGCCTGGCTGTCGGTCAGTGGCTTGCCGCCACGGGAAGGGAATAGGTACTTGCCCTGGTAACCAGTGGCCGCCTGAGCCGCGTGATATCGCTTCAGCAACGCACATACCTGAAGGGTAAGAGGAAGGGTCAACTGGCACCGGGTCTTGGTGTGCTCAGCCGGGATATGCCACTGGCGCTCTTCGAAACTGAAATCAGACCATTCAGCCATCCGCGTTTCGCCGGCGCGCGAGCCATGGCACAGCATCATCAACGCCAACATTGCATCAGCCGGAGCCGAGTTGAACTTGGTCGCCAGACCCGCCAGTACCTCCTCCACCTGGACGTCACGCAGACGCGCGGCCTTGGGCTTGATTTTTGTTTTGGAGAAGTCGCTGAACCGGATCGCATTCATGGGGTTCGTCTGGATCAGCCCGAGACGTGCCGCCTGGCGAAACGCCAACACCAGCAATCGAAAGATCAGGCGCAGGTATTCAAGAGACAGCTCAGCCTGCAGTGGCCACATCAATCGCTGGTCGATCTCGGACTTGTTCACGCCGGACAGCAGGAGGTCGCCAAGGCGCGGGCGAAGATGCTTGCTCATCACCGATCGCGCAGTGGTCTTGCGTTTGGAGGACAGGTTACGGTCGCGGCCCATGCGATCGTCGAACCATTCAAGCAGCTGACCGACCGTCGCCCAGGTCCCTATCGCCGTGCCTGCCTCAGGCTCGGCGACCAAGCGAGCACGTACCGCCGGCAGGGCCGTTAGCATTTGTTTGGTATTCAGGTCGGGGAAATTCGCGATCTTGTTCCACGCGCTACTCACGACCAGGTACCAAGACCCTTTCGTGCGGTCCTTTTTGTACCGAAACCTGAACGCAGGTTGGCGGGCGTCCCGAAGGTCGCGCACCTCGCTGGCCGCATGGCGGCGAATCTCGGCATCAGAGAGAGTCACGGTTAATGTCTTGGGTTGAGTCATGCGGCAGCCCTGGTTTGAGGTTGAAGGAGATAGGCCCGGATCGCCTCAATGGCGTCGAAGTGCCCTCGGCAGACGATGGCCAGGTAACCCTGATCGGTCAGCGCCTGCAGGTATGCGTCCTGGGCCGGGGAGACGGCGGCGTCATACGGCGCCCGGGCCTTGAATTCGATGTACAGCCCGAAGTACCCGCCGCGGGCCATCGGCAGCACCAGGTCAGGCACGCCGGCCTTGACGCCCTGCTCTTTCAGCTTGATCGCCACCAGCTTGTGCCGGTGACCACCGTTCGGGACGTGGTAGATCAACTTGGCAGCGACCGGGTAGCGCAGGCTGATCTCTTTCATCAGCGCGGCCTGCTCCAGGCCCTCCCGGTCAACTGCCTTGGCGCGCACCGGCTTGACGCTGAAGGCCTTCGGGCTGAACTGTTTCAAAGCTTCACCTTCCCTTCGCGAATCAGGATGTCCTGGGTACGCATCACGCCATCGGCGAGGTAAAGACGCACGTCGTCATGGGTCAACTGCACCGGCGCGCGCAGGCGGCCGTCGGCGATGTCGTGGCAGTAACCGCACGCCCAGGCGGCCTGGAAGTCGTTCGGCTTCATGCCCATTCCGCAAGTTCCGGCCAGGCGGTAGTGAGCCAGGACTGTGGTGGATGGTTCGCATGAGCAGCCGGGAAACCGTACTTGGCACTCGCGATCGCGGGCGGCTTTGGTGAGTTTGCTCATCTGGAGCCACCTGCTAGCCGGGCGCGCAGTTCGGCGATAGCTCCCTTGCCGACTTCGGGAGTGATTCGGCCATCTACCTTGGCCGGCAGCGCCTTGGGCATTGACTGAAGCGGCAAGCCGTCGAGCAAGCGCCGAATAGTGATCGTGTAGTTCCGGTCGAACAGCTTCAGGCTCAGCGCGGCATCGAGCTTGTTCAGGCTCTCAAAACCGCATTCTTTGGCCGTGTGCCAGACAGCATCGTGCGACCACTTGCCCTGCCCCGCCATGCCTGGATGGGCGTTCCTCACGGCTTCACGGTGAGCCATTGCCAAGGGAGGCAGGCCGAGCATTTCCGGGGTCGGCTTGCACCATTCAATGAACTGACCAGGGCTCGGGATGAAGTCGGACACCTGCTTGCGCGCCTTGATCATGCCGAATTCGATCTGGCCCTGGGTGCGGATGCCTTCGTCGAGGAAGGCTT